CATTCTCCCTCCTAAAGTTGTAGTCAAGCAATTGCCTATGATCAAAGGTCGTAAGGTGATGTTTGCTGATGATTGTGACAATCTGATTGAGACTATCGATGACAACAGCATCGACAAGACTTTGATCTGTGCTCGCACAACAAAGCAAATCATCAATCTTCTCACTCATTCAGATTTCTGCCTACAACTCAAAGAGCGTGGCTATTCTTGGATGACGATTACATCGAAGACCGGTGCAATCATCGATGGCAAGAAAGTCAATCGCGATGTATTCTTTGACACACTGAATACTTGGGGCAAGGACAAGACCAAAAAGTTTGTTGTTCTTCACCACTCTATTCTGTCTGAGGGTATCAACGTCAGTGGACTTGAGGCAGTCATCTTCATGCGTAACATGGATTACATCGGTATCAGTCAGTCGATTGGTCGTGTGATTCGTTTGGGTAGCACTGAGAAGACATTTGGTCTCGTTTGTATTCCAACCTATGATAGAGTTGGTATCAGCACTGCTAAGAAAGTTCAAGCAGTTGTTGATGTTGTATTCAACCAAGGTCAACCCGCTATTAGTGAGATTAGACGATGAAAAACAAGCAACCAACTAACAGTAATATGCTCGATCCTAAATGTGGACCTTTAGGGTTCACAGTTGGTGATTGGGATGATATAAATCATTTTTATGCTGCTGTCCCGTGCGGTAAGGGTCTTATGGTCATCCACCAGGGGAAACAGTTGAAAAAATGCAGAAACTCATCTAGTGCTCGTAATTTCATTGATAAGTGTAGAAAAAAGAGATCGGTTGCGCGACTGCCCCTGTGACAGTTGATTGAAGTGTCCACTATCCATTGACTTTGGTGGTGGACTTGTGTATTATTACATAGTAATCAATCAGGACTAATCATGACCCTTCGGGAGAATGTAAAGCAGGTGATTGAAGGTTGTACTGCCGGTCTTCCTGCTCAAATCAAGTTTTTCACAATTTACAATCAACCTGTTAAGGTGATTGATGATACTTTATCAGAGGTCATTTGTGCGATGGTTAATAATACCATTTGCGGTGGCACTGGAGGTGGTGGATGGGATAATGCTGATGGTGGAGAGGATAAGAATACCTCACATGTTCAATCTAAGTTTTGTGGTAATTGTGGCAAAAAAGTAGTTTTCTTTGCTGTTGAATGTCCCCACTGTCAGTCTAAGAAATTCAAAGCATCTAAAAATCAAACAACATTTGAGAAGACTAATCCTCGTGATGGTCGATGGGGCATTAATGCTAAGTCTCATTTCAAACATTTTGAAGGTCTGAAAGAGTATCGTTTCACATTCATCGAACCTCTCCGAGATGATCCTTCTTGCCGACAGTTTCGTTTCCGTTATTGGGTGATTGCAAAAGACTCTAAGCATCTTAATTCATACGCACAAGCACAACGGGACAGTGACAAATCTAATCACATTAACTTTCAACCACTGAAAGTTGATTTCTACTTGAGTGGTCCTGTGTTGAAATTTGATGGGGTCTTGACTGTCAATGAAGGTAGCACATCTTTTGACTTTGATTATTTTGACATGGACAATCAAACTCCTGAGAAGATCCCTACTAAATTTGCTGGTTCTAATTCACAATTTGTGCTAGAATCTAAGAACTTCAACAAAGATCGTGGCGAATGGGTGAGGAATTGATATATAAGAATCAAGATTGTATTGAGTTTCTGAAGTCACTGGATGATAGAACAGTGGATCTGATTTGTACAGATCCACCCTATTATCGCGTGGTGAATGATAAGTGGGACAATCAATGGTTTACCGTTGATGAATACTATTCATGGTGTGAGCAATGGATCACTGAACTAGGAAGAGTTGCTAAGTGGGGATGTAGTTTTTGGTTGTTTGGTTTTCCACAACAACTCTCCACACTTTTGCCAGTGATTGAACGTGCTGGATTTACATTCAGGCAGCAAATTGTTATCAACAAAGGAATGCAAGCGGTTGCAGGTAGAACGAGTAGCAAACTTAAAATGTTTCCTACTGCAACTGAATCTATCTTTTTCTTTCACTATGAAGCAAGGGATCATATCAGAGATTTGTTGCAAGTAGAGCGTAAAAGATTGGGATGGAAAGGTAATGATGTGAACGCATATCTTGGCAAAGCTATCACTGGAGGTGGGGCATTTGCTTGCATGGCATCAGAAAAGAAACCAAGAGAACATCGGGTTTATCCTACTCGACCCGATTGGATTAAACTGCAAGAGGTTATGAATCTACCAAATTATGATGATTTGGTTTATACTTTCAACATTCAAACTGGACTCACTGATGTATGGGATGACATCAACTTTTATGATCGCAAAGTAACAAAATTTCATTCGACGCAAAAACCAATTGCACTGATGGAGCGATTGATCCTGACCTCCTCCAATGCAGGAAAAACAGTTCTTGACATTTTTGGTGGGTCTGGTTCTACTGGTGTGGCGTGTAAATTGCATGAAAGGGAATTTATTGGGTGTGAAATTGACGAAAGTTACTATAAACAATCTTTAGAACGTATCAAAAATACTGTGCCAGTTGTCAAACTGGACACAACTGCTTGCAATCCGCTTGAAAATGCCTTATCTTAAGGACATGAAAAACACACACCTCCAGCATCCAGAAGACTCCATTCTGACTGGTGATCTTTCTATCCTTGATTGGTTCCTCTCCAATGGTCAAATTTCTACGAAGATCGATGGCGCTCCCGCGATTGTATGGGGTACGAATCCGCAAACAGGTCGATTCTTTGTTGGTACAAAATCGGTCTTTAACAAGAAACTTATCAAGATTAACGAAACACATTCTGACATTGATGACAATCATGTTGGCAATGTTGCTGATATATTACACCATTGCCTTGATAATCTTCCTGATTTCGACGGGATTGTTCAAGGTGATTTTATTGGGTTTGGTGGTGATGATACTTTTTGCCCCAATACGATTACTTACATCTTTGATGAAGTAATCAATCAAAACATCATCATCGCACCGCACACATTGTATGCGACTGATGATGAAATGAAAGATGCCTATGTCATCAATGACATGGTAGATATGGAAATCTTTGAAGATACTGAGTCGTGTAAGTTTGTTCAACCTGAGTGTTGGCAAGTCGATGAAGATTTTGATGAGATTGTTGGTTTCGCACGTCAGATGGCACAGATGGTAACATTTGCTGACAAGAAAGAAGCAGCAGAACTTCAAGTAGCATTGAACAAATGTATTCGTGAGGGTCGTGAAGTTGTGCCAGAAACATTCAACAACTCCCGTTTGATTAGTTACTGGTTCTTGATCAAGTCCATCAAAGATGACATGTTGTTTATGATGCGTAACAACGGACCTAGTGCATACATTGGCAATCGTCAATGTCGTGGTGAGGGTTATGTCAAGACCAATGAGTTTGGTATGTTCAAACTTGTCAACCGAGAGCAATTCTCTCATGCAAACTTTAACAACGGGAGATTCGCAAATGTCTAATTACACCAAAGAACAACTGATTGATGCACTTGTTCATGAGTGGGATTACCTCTGCCACGATGACTATGACCCACAAGATCCAACACCAGAAGAATATCGTAAAGAGATGGAATCACTCACCATTGAAGAATTAATCGAAGAAACATCAACGGGAGAAGGTTACACTCTCGACGAGTTTATGGAGAACCACGGGTGACAGTTGGTAAGGTGTCCACCAAACCCCCACAGGGCACCAAAACCGTGTATTATTAAAGAGTCAAAGGAAAACAACCAACTCAACCCAATGCGATTCACCAAAGCAGCAGTTTTAGAGCAATTCCGTTACAACTGGAAATGTGCCACTCTATCGAATCCAAACCTGAAAGGTGATTCCATTGCAAAGCGTGAAGAATGGTCATACTTTACTGACTCACTTTGCAAGCAAAATTACATCACCATGAAGCAATATGAGTCATGGTCTAACCCTTTCTGATTCAAACTTCACAAACTTTACAACAACATCATCATCATGACTTTCTGCGCTCCGCAACACAAAACTGAATATCTCACAGAATGTTTGCTTGAAGTTGTTAACAACGAATGGAGAGTTGCTGCTATCGACTCTTGTAATAGTACATACAACAAATTAGAATATAGTGTAGGCAAAAAATATATCAAAGTGAATCAATTCAAGGTTCATGCTGATAACAGTTTTTCAAATAACGGTGTGTTTATGTTC